TGCCATTCGGTTGCGTCGTGCCGTTGCCTACGGTGAAGTGGTTGTTTTGGATGCGACCAAGGCGCATCGCCAGTAGTCCTTGGATGTAGGCCTCGATGTCGATGAAGCTGTCCTGCACCAGCTCGAACGGCAGCGCGATCTTCTTCGACGAATACTTGAAAACATTCAGCGGGATGTTGCCGAACACCGTGTCAAGAGCGCTTACCGGGGCATTTTGACCAACGATTTCACCGAGTTCTGCAGTCGGGTCGGTCGACGGGAAATTCATCGTTGCGCCCGTCGCAGTACGGATCGCATGAGACACCGCACGCATACCACCGTATGCCTTCATCGCAATTTCCAGCGACTTCTGATATTCGGTTGCGACCGTGAAACCGCCCTCGGTCGTGGTCGTGGTGGACATCGCATTGCGGATGTCCAGCGTCTGGCGGCCAAGCATCCGGGTGCGGTCTTCCTCAGCCATGTTCGAGATGCCGCCGGCGAGGAACGCGCGCAACGCCTTCGATTCATGGCCCTGCTTCGTCGGGTCGAGCGTGGCAGCGTTGAGCAGCGCCGCAGCCATCACCGCCGGATCTTCAGCGGCGAGCTGCGCGCGACGGTTCTCACGGGCAATTTCGACGTCGATGGCCTCGATTTCGGCCAGGATGGTATCCATCTTTTCGGCGTCGGCCGCCGGCATGCGCACATCGGCAGCGAATTTGCCGTTGATTTCGTTGGCTTCCTTCGCCTTCGAATTGCGCAGTTCACGCAGTTGTTGCAGTTTCATTTGTGATCTCCAGGCAGGGTTGACCGCTCGCGCAAGTCGTAGTGGCGAAAAAAAACCGCCTTGCGGCGGCTGTTCTCAGTTGCGCGAGGCGCGTCACTGATGGGTAATGCGGTTCAGCATCTTCATGCGTTGATGCTGACGTTCGCGGTGCTCGGTTGTGATGGCATCGACCTGTTCCGGCTCTTTCGGCTTGGGCGCATTGGCGTACGCGCTGAGATCCCACGCCGCTTGCGCGCGCGGCGCCGACTCCGAGACGCGATCAGCAAGCCCGATCTCGACGGCTTCCTCTGCCGTGAACCACGTCTCGGCACTCATCAGCGCCTTCATATCGTCGGCGCTCTTACCGCTGCGCTTCGCATACTGGCCGGCGATCACGCCGTCAGTCTTGTCGAGTAGCGCGGACGTCGAGGCGAGATCCGCGGAATTCCCGATTGCGACCGTCCATGCGCAATGGATCATGTACATAGCGCCGTCCGACATCTCCACTTCGTCGGCCGCCGAAGCGATCACGGTTGCAGCGCTCGCCGCAATGCCATCAATGTGAGCGATCACTTTCGCGCCCGTGTCGCGGATTGCCGCAACGATCGCTTGGGCGGCGAAGACATCGCCGCCAGGCGAATTAATGCGCAGGTGGACGGTGCCGCCATTGATGCCGCGAATCTGCGGCACGAGCGATTGCGCGGACACGCCGCCCCACCACTCGGCCGTTGCGTCGTCGGCGACAATGGCGTCATAGATATAAATGGTGACGTCCTGCCCTTGCACGTCAAACGCGCGCGGCTTTACAACGTGGCGATTGCTCGCAAGAAGCTTGATCAGCTTGCTCATGTGGCTCCTTCATCGGGTTGCTGGCTCGGTGCTGGAGCCGTTTCTGGTGCCGCCGGCGTAGCGATCGAGCTTGCCGTAGTCGTCACTCCGGTGTTCAACGTATCGCCGCCCGCGATCGGCGGAAGAAGCTTGATGTGGCGGATTTCGTTCGTCGTCATCCACCCCGGCTCGCCAGCGCGACCGAGCGCAACGCGCAGCGCTTCGTTTTCAGTCTTCAGGTCGCCGCGCTCAATGCCGGAGACGTCGAACTCAACGAAAAGACGCTGACGGATAGGCCAGAACTTCCGATTGATCTCCTGCTCGAATTTGCGGAGATCGCGCAGCAGCGTGTATTTCACGAATCCGCGACCCATATTCTCTTGGCCGGTACCCCAAGACGTCGATTTCTCGGTACTTCCAACCATGAAAGGCGGAACACCGAGGATGCGGCAAATTTCCTCGAGGCTCCAGCTCGACGTCGTCAGGATCTGAGCGTCTACCGGCGACATCGTGAGCTGTTGAACCTTCAATCCACCCGTCAAGACAGCTGGCAGGTGCGAGTTGGCGACGCCGCTATGGCGCTCGCCCCATGTAGCCCGAAGAAGCCGCGCCTGCTCTTCAGTGAGGTTGCCGTCAGATGTCAGCGCGAAGTCTGGGCGTGCGCCGTTGGAGAAAAACCGCGCGCTGAATTCGCCGGCCGCGAGCGACGTGCCGACGGATTGGCGCGCTGCGTACGTGATAGGACTCGGGCTCCGGATGCCGTCGTAACCCAGACTCGGTATGTGGATGATGTCCGCCGGGTGAAGCACGTACTCGGCGCCGACCAACGGCTGGACGCGATAGTAAAGGCTCCCCTGACTGTCGCGGAAAGGAAACGTGCGCAAGGGGTGATGCGCTTTCAACCCGGTGATCTGACTACTGCGAAACGACGGTCTGATGATTTCGGCGAAGCAATCGCCGTAAAACAGACGCGCGGACACCATGTATTCCCAGAACACCGCCGACGAAATGTCTGGCTCCGGCTGCTCATTCAGCAACCACCAATACGGGTGCTCGATACGCGATCGTCCATCAGGTGTGCGCTCATAGATCGGAAGGGGTAGCGTCGAAATGGCTCCCCCGATCAGCGCAACACATGCGTAGACCGCGGACACCTTCATCGCGGTCGTTTCGTTAACGACCTGGCCGGCGTTGCTGATCGCACCACCGCCAATGATGTTCGCAAGCTCCTGGACCGTCAGACTCTGACGGGTCTCGTTGAGATTGTTGACGCGACCCGTCGTCTCGGGCCCATGCTGCGCGCGCCAGGCGTTAAGCACAGCGGAGCCCGGAATCCTGGCCTTCGCCTGTGCCGCCTTGAATGCTTCGCTCATAGGATAACGATTCCGGGTGTCGGTGCCGACTGAGGGTTAAGACTCATCAGGGTTACGGCGTTGAAACTCGCCATAAGCGGATCGATTTTTGCCGTCCCGCTAACTTGTTTGGTGATATTCACTGCGTTTCCGACCGGGACGACGCGCGCATTGCCGACGCACCACGCCATCATTCGCTGCCCACCGTGAACCAGTACGCCTTCGGCAAGCTTGCGTTCGGTCGTTTTTATCGCGCCGGACATCTTCCAGCCCTGAGAAATACCGATCACCTTGTCTTCCGGCACGTTCGCCTCAACCAGCGCGTCGAGCACGCCACCGATGCCGGCCGGGTCCGCGCCGACCTTGTCGAGCAGGCCGGCGTCGTGGATAGTTGCGACCATGTCGGCAACATCGCGCACGTCGTCGCCAATCTGGTCGACTACGGTCAGATCACCCTCTTTTTCGAAGTCGCGCAGCATCGGCGCAACCTCTTTCCGACGCTCAAACACGGACGGATGCGCCCATGCATGTGTCCAGAGTAGCCAGCGGCGCGTCACCTTCTCGCGACCAACCACGGCCAGGCCGAGCAAGTCATCCAGACCGCCGCCGTCAATCCCGACGTCAATCACTTCGGACCGCTCAATCAATTCTGCGAGCGTCATCTTCGGCGCCAACGCCGCCGCCTCCCAGAATTCCGCGCCGGCCCATCGATCGGATCGTAGATTGATGCCGATTTCTACATTACCGTGCTTGGCGAGGAAGCCGCGGAACGACGCCTCTCCTTCGAGCTGCGCCTTCATGAACTCGCGCTCGAGGAACGCGCGATCGACGGAATAACCGAGATTCGGGTTGACCATCGCAAGATTTTCGACCTTGAGATGCTCCTTCGCCCTCACCATTTCAGGCGGGTGCTCGAAGATCACCGGGACAAAACATGGGTCTAGGATCTTCCCGTCACGCACGTCTCGTGCGTACTGAAGCTTCTGGCGGAAAACGCCCGCCGGCGGATCGTCCGATTGCGTCGTCAGGTAAATGACGAAGCCTTCGGGCCGCGATGCAAGGCCGCCGATCGCCTCGCGCAACATGTTCTCCGCGCCTGGCTGTTTACCGAATAACCAAAGCTCGTCGACCAAGGTGCCGACGCTCTTCTTGCCGCCGACCGTATTCGAGTCGGCTGCGACCACCTTCAGCGTCGCGCCGCTGTTCCGATGGGTGATAGTTTTGATGTGCGTCTGGACCTGCAGCAGTTCTTCCAGATCATCGTCATGCTTCACCATGTCGCGGCTCGGACTGAAGCTGTTTCCGGCTACCTCAATCGTCGGCGCCAGAATCGCGAACTCGGCAGACTGCCGCCAGTTCAGGATGACGGCGGTCATCATGATTCCGGCCGCAATCGTGGACTTCGAATTCTTCTTTGGCAGGCAGATGAACCACTCTGTGATCAACCGCCGGCCGCTATCCGGGTCATACGCGCCAAAGATTGACGCCACGAGATCAAACACCCACTCGGCGCACGATTCCCCGAACGTCGGGCTGCCTGGCGCATCCACGATCTTGAGTTGCTTGAAGACCGCGAGCGCTTGTTCGGCCTGCTCGGGGAAGATCGGCGGCGGAATAATCGACGCGCCGCGCTTGAGCCTGTCAGCCCAGTCGACGCAGCTAGTTTTCCATTCCATCCGATCACTTCCGGTTGTTCACCACCAGCTTGGGGGGCGCTCCAGACGCGAACTTGCCTGCGCCAGCCTTCTTCGCCGCGTCTGCCTTTGCATCCTTCTTGCCAGCCTCGCCGACCTTGGCGTGTACGAATGGCATAAGTGCCTTCGCAGCGTCGACTCGGAGCTTCGGTTCGGTACGACCATCGTTCATCGCCGCGATCAAGAACGCCTTCGGATCCGTGAAGGTCGTCATCGACTCCAGGTCAAAGTCGATCGGGTTCGGAGCCGCGCCCGGTTTCGAGGCTGCCGGTTTCGGCTTCGATTCCTGCTGAATGCGATACGCCGCGAGATAGAGCGCCACGTCCTTGTCTTTAACAAGTCGCGACCCGGCTGCCGATGCGGTCGCGGCGCTGTAGCCAGCCGCGATTGCCGCGTCCTTATTGGCCTTCCCAGCGATAACAGCATCGGCAAATAGCCTCTTCTTAGCTGTTAAAGCCATTAACAAAAACCTCAAAAGGGGAAAAATTCTACGCGTGAGAGAACGGTCGGTTTCCGGATCGTGTAAATGAGAGAGATTCGCATCCCCCTACCCCTTGGCCGCCGCAGCGCTGCCTCAGCAAGGCCGCTAGCAAGGCGCTGGCGAGGCTGTCATCGACCAGCACGCGCCGCTGCTTCGCCTGCTGTCTTGGCAGCGTGGCAGCCGTTACAGAGCAGATTGAGGTTGCCGTCATCGTTGCTGCCGCCCTGCTCAAGCGGCACATCGTGGTCGACCTGATCGCGCCACGGCAACCACACGCAGCCACAACCGCGACAGATGAACTGCTGCGTCACCGCAATGCGCTGGCGCGTCTCAACCCACTTGCGCCCGCGTATGCGTGGCGTCGTGCCTGCTTTGGCCTCGAGCATCGGCACGCGGTTGGTATTGACCGCCTGGACACGAGGCTTGAGCGTGGCCAGCTTGCGGCTCACTCGACGCTCACCCGCATCGCACGCTTGATCTGCGCTTGGAGCTTCGCCTGATCTGGCACATTGCCACTGAGAACGCAGCAGATCGCGAGCACGCGCAGATATGGCTTGAGCCACCATGCAAACGTCACGCTCAACTTGATCTGGGTCTGTGCCATGCCGCAATCCAATGCAAAAAGCCCGCGCGGTTTCCCGACGCGGGCATGAATTCAAGGTGCGGCTGATGGCTTTAGACGAACAAGTTCCGCTGGCTCGTAATGGGGCTTAGCCAAAATTTCCGGGGCTGTAATCCACCGGCGTCCTAGCCTGCCATCCTCTCCCAGTGCAGAGTGCCGCGCAAACATGATACCGCAATGCAAAAAGCCCACACGGTGCGAACCGGGCGGGCTTTCTGATCTGTTTGGGCGCGACTCTGCCCTCAGACGCGAGAATGCCACAAGATTTCAGGGTTTACAAGCGCTTTATCAAACCTTTTGCAATCATCTTCGGGCGCATGGCTTCCTTCGCGTCGGCATAGTCATC